TGCGTAGTGAGCCAATACATCAAGAACTCATCAGAGGGCTTGTTTTATGCCACCATTAATGTAATCAAGGTTTACCGAGTTGGTGATCTTGCAGCTTTATGCCAAACCATCAAGCAAGAGTTCCCCGATATGACCTACATCATCAATGGGGATGCATCAGGAGCAAGCAGAAATGCCTTTACTCAGGATAATATATCAGCTTATGCTCTCATCAAAAATTACCTCGGCATTGGTGACATGCAGATACAAGTTCCAAGGTCTAACCCAAGCCACATTGCAAGCAGGCTGGTCACCATCCTGACTCTTCAGAAGGCAAAGGTGCAGATTAGTGGCAAAAGGTGTGATGAGTTAGTCATTGACCTTAAAGAAGCCAAGGTGAGCAGGCAGGGAAGCCTTGACCCTTGGAAGAACAAGAATCCTGACAAGTCACACGCATTAGATGCCTTCCGTTATTTTATTTTCTCTAATTTTGCAGAGATCACATCAAACTTCAATCTCGAAAAGTATGGCACAATGTTGCAGTAATTGTTTCAAAGCCTGTGAGCCTCTCAACAGTTGTCCTGATGCTTTATTGATTCTTGTGCCACCATCTTACCCGGAGGATTCAATTATCATCAACATCAATAAGCCTGGTGTAAATGCTCGCATAAGCCAGCAACTTGACATTGATTACCTTGGGTATATTGAGGTTGATTTGGCAGGATGTCCTGATGGCTTTTTCAATCCTTATGGAGGGCAATATGAGTTAATGTTCATAAATCCCACCAATCAGAAGGTTTATGAGTTCACTGCTGTTGATGGCTTAACTTATTCAAGCATCTGCTTCAGCTTCTCACCAACCTATCGGAATGATGAGGGCATCAACGAGGTAGTCCTAAACATATTCAACGATTTAATCCCTGACCCATATTATGTATGATGAACTTACTGCTTCCTGTGGTGGCAAGCGTAGAGGCTGCTGCATTATCGAGCTTCCTCGACCTGCTGACATTGACTCTGATTGCTCTGATCAGTGCAGCTTTTTCCTTGTTCTTGGACTATCTGCTGGACGACCATCCGATTGGGCAGTGGTATCTGTTCCAAATTCAGAAGTTGCCGACTTTGTGGGCAAAGCCACTTGGTGAATGTCCTTATTGCTCAGGAGCATGGCAGTTCCTAATTATCTCATGTCTAATCTTTAACCAACCATTCTACTTATGTTCAATTTTCTTAGGCGCAAACCATCTCTTCCTTCTCCTCCTGTCCCTGACTCAGAAACGACTCTTGTCTCTAATCCGGAAAAACCAAGGTATTCGGGAGTAGCCCCGAAGGATAGATGGGATCAAATCGAATATGCCTTCACAAGTGGAGGTGTCAAATACTTTAAATTCGTATCTGAGGTCAATGTGCCTTTCCAAAGGGCAGTAGCTGCCAGGGATATCTTCACCGAGGAGCTATGGCAAATTAACCCTGACTTCCTAAGAGGCTGGAATAATGGGCTAATTAACCTTCTGATGGATAAGAAGAAGAAGGATGATAAGAAACTTTATGAGGTAGGCATCATGGCCTCAAGGCTCAAGGAGCAGATGGAGATGTCTGTTAGCCTGCTCAGGCAGTTGAAGCTTGCAACAGTTGTTTACTTCGATGAGCATGAGAACCCACTTGACTACCAGTATCCTTACAACAAAAGCAAGCTTGAGCATTGGATGAAGTCCAATGATGTAGAAGGTTTTTTTTTGAATCTTCCGGAGTACGCTTATCTGCCCTCTTTGACAGAATACAGCACGAATTTTCCGACCTATTTGCAAGCAGAAACTCTCCAAAGCCTAAACAACCTGAAGCACATTATTGGACTTCAATTATTAGACAACACAGACAGCGATTTAGCGAAGTCCTTAGAATCGCAGGTGGAGATGCTTACAGAGCTAAATTCCTGGTCGAAAGGCCAATCTATGAATACTATTTAATCTATTCTACTTGGATTGCTGAGCAGAAGTCCAAGAGGAGTCAGAGATAAGATACTTTTTTTTTATGTGTTTCATTTAAGTTGAAAGAGCCTCCCAAATTGGGGGGCTTTTTATTGTAACTTTGCCACAAATAGAAAGACATGGCAACTATTTCCAATAATGATATTAAGATTAGGTATGTTGTAGAGACATCCAATCTTGAAGCTGCTGCTCAAGCCTTTGATAAGTTAAGCAATGAGGAGAAGCAGGCTTTAAGTGAACTCAAGAAGTTCAATAAGGAAAGTCAAGATACTGGCAAGAATATGAGCCAGCTTACAAGTCTTGCTACCAAAGCAGGCACAGCCATTGCCGGAGTTTTTGCCTTTAGCCAAATCAAAGCATTTGGAGAGGCTGTCTTTGAAACCACTTTAAAGTTTCAACAGTTTCAGAAAGTTCTTGATTTTACATCAGGTTCTGCACTTGCAGGAGGTAGATCATTTCAATTTTTAATTGACACATCTAATAAACTTGGAATTAGTTTAGAAGCCTCTGTTGCTGGATATAAGACTTTATCAGGAGCAGCATCACAAGCAGGTCTTTCTAATTCGCAAACTCAAAAGGTGTTTGAAAATGTTGCTCAAGCAGTAAAAGCTTTTGGATTAAGTTCAGAGGATGCTAAAGGTGTATTTCTTGCTTTAGGTCAAATAATTTCAAAAGGCACTGTTCAGGCTGAAGAATTAAGAGGGCAGATTGGTGAGAGAATACCAGGAGCATTCTCAATTGCTGCAAAGGCAATTGGAGTTACCGAGCAGGAACTTAACAAGATGATGGCAACTGGTAAGCTTTCATCAAAGGATTTTATTATTCCATTTACGGCAGAACTTGCAAAAGCTTCTGAAGCAGCAGGTGGAACTAATGGGCTTGCTCAAAATGTCAATAAGATTGGAAATGCTTTTACAATATTTCAAACAAGAGTTGGAAGGTTCTTTATGCCTTTAATGACTCAGACATCTGCATTGCTTGAAAAGGCTCTTTATTATGCTAACGAGCTTCTAAAGACTCAAGATGATGCTCAAGCAGAAAAGAATCAGAAGGCATACAATGAAACCTTAAAACAGACTTCATTGCTTTCTAGTAATGCTTTGAGGGCGCAGGTTCAACAAGAGGAAGTTAAACTGGCATTGATTGAAAAACAATTTAAGAATACTACTGACAAAGCAACTGCTGATGCTCTTAGAGAGCAGTATTTAATTCAACAATCGGTTGTAGATGCATATAAAGAAGAAATTAAAACAAGAGAACAAGCCAATGCAGTTCCAATTGTTGATCCTAAGGCAGCTAAGGCAGCTCAAAAATTTGAAGAGGATCAATATGCGAGGAAATTGCAACTTCTTAAACTTACAAGAGAATTAGCGCAGTTAAATATCAAAATCAATTTTGACAACAAGATTGACATAATGAGAGAAGAATATAAGGCTCAAAAGAAATATCTAAATGATGCCTATAACCTTCAAGTTGAATATTCAGGCAAAGGAGTTCAGGCTGCAACTGATGCCATCAAAGTAACTGACAAAGAAAGAACCTTAAATAAAGTTGAGACCATCAGAGGTCTTAAAGATGAGACTCAATCAAATTTAGATGCTATCAATAAACAAAGAGAAGCAAATGCTAAGTTTGACCAGGAAAGAGGGAAGGCTCAAGATGATAGAAAAGTAAAAAAAGAAAAACTTGACCAAGACCTTTTTGATCTTGATTTAAAACATCAAGAGAAAATGGATGATCTTGATAAGCAATTCGCAGAAGAAAGGAAAAAGAGGAGAGAGCAAGAACTACAAGAAGAGGATGACATCAGGCAGAAAAAGTTTGAGATAGCCCAAACCATTGCAGAGGCTGGCTTTAACATTTACCAAGCCAATCTTAATAATGAATTGACCCTACTCAACAAGAAATATAATGAGGAGGTAAGGCTTGCTGATGGCAACAAGCAGAAATTGGCTCAACTTGAGCAAGACAAGGATGCAGCAGAAAAGGAAATTAAAATAAAGCAGTTTAGAGCAGATCAAATGGCTGCTACATCAAGAGTAATCTTTGCAACTGCCACACAATTGATGTCAAGTGCTTTAAATCCTGCATTGATTCCTTACATTATTGGCTTGTCAGTTGCTCAGCTTGCTGCCATAGCCACTCAACCAGTGCCTGAA